TTGCGGCGCTCTACCGCAACGGCGCGGCGGTGGTCAAGGCGGTGAAGGTGTCCGCGGCGACGCCGACCGGCTATGAGGCGGCCTTTGCCGCGCTGGAGCAGGAGGCGGTCGATGTGATCGTGTGCGACAGCACGAGCGTGGACGTGCAGCTCAAGCTGCGCGCGAGCGTGGAGAAGGCGTCGGGCGCGCAGAGGGAGCGCATCGGCGTGGTTTCGGGCGGCGCGAGCGAGACGGCGGCGAAGCTCGTGGAGCGCGCGGGCAAGCTCAACAGCGAGCGCATGGTGCTCACGGCGCCCGGCGATGTGCGTATGGCGGCGGCAGCCGCCGCGGTCATCGCGGGGGAGAGCGACCCGTCCGTGCCGGTGAACGGTGCGGTGCTCGCGGGCTTTTCGGGCCTGAGCGCGAGCTACGACGACACGCAGGTGGATACCCTGGTCACCGGCGGCGTGACGCCGCTGGAGTGTGTGAGCGGCGAGGTGAGCATCGTGCGCGGCATCACGACGCGCACGACCACCGGCGGGGCGGCGGACAAGACCTGGCGCGAGCTGACGACGGTGCGGATCGTGGACGACGTGATCCCCGCGCTGCGCGCGTCGCTGCGTGCGCGCTTCGTGCGCAGCAAGAACACCGCGCAGGTGCGCGCGGCGATCCGCTCGCAGGTGATGGTGGAGCTGGAAAACAAGCGCGCGCAGGAGATCATCGACAGCTTCGGCGAGGTGAGCGTGAAGGCGTCGGAGGACGATCCGACGGTGTGCCTGGTGGAGTTCAGCTTCGCGGTGGCGCACGGGCTCAACCGCATTTACCTCAGCGCGCATATCACGGTGTAAGGAGGCGGAGAGATGGCAAACATGACGATCCCGACGAGTCGGGACATTTATCTGGAGCTCAACGGCAAAAAGCTGGCGGTGGTGCAGGGCTACAGCGCGAAGGCGCTGCGCACGAGCCGCGAGGTCGAGGCCTTCGGCGAGAGCGAGCCGGTGGCGACCGTGGGCGGGCAGACGCGCTATACGCTTGAACTCAGCCGCCTGTACGCGACGGACGAGGCCATCGGCGACGGCGTGAGCTTCTATGAGCTCGACGACTTTTCCGTGGTGGTGTGCCGCCCGGGCAAGCGCATCATCTACAGCCATTGCCGCTGGAGCAACATCGAGGAGCTGGGCAAGCTCGGCGAGCCGGTGGCGGAAAAGGTGACGGTCATCTCCTGTAAGCGTATGGAGACGGACGCCTGATGGGAGACGATGCGGTTTTCGCGGCGCAGCAAAGGCGCGTGACCGAGCAGCTCGGCGCGGCGATGCTTGCGGCGGTCGGACTGATGGTGCGGCAGTATCTGGGAGCGCCCACGGGAGAGAACGAGGGGCAGGACTCCGCTGACGCGGCATGGGAGGACGGCGCGCAGGCGTTCCGTGCGGGCGAGACGGTGAACGAGAGCTTTGACATGGCGCGTTATCTGCGGCTCAGGCAGGGCGCATCGGCGGCGGAGCCGGAGGAGAGCGAGGGCCGCGCCGATGCGGAGGACCGTTCGCGGAGCGTAAGGCGGACGGCAGAAAAAACGACATCTGCGCGCACGGCGGCGGGGGACGCCGGCGCGCGGGGAAGCGGGGAACGGAGCGCATCCGCTGCCGCGCCGGAGAGCGGCGCGGGAAGGCATGACGCGGCGGAGGCGTTCGTTTCGGCGGAGGGCGGAGACGCCCTCCGCACCGCGCGGAGCGTGAGCGGAGAGATCGAGCGCGACGCGCGGCGCTATGACGGCGGATTCTATCTTTACTGAGAGGAGGCGGGGACGTGAGACTGACGCCCATGCGATATAAGGACTACATCTGGCCGAGCAATCCCGGGAGCTACCGCATTTCGTTCCGCCGCGTGGTGGCGGAGCACAAGCTGCCGTTCGGCAGGAGCGTGACGCAGGACCTCGGGCAGGTCTGCCGCGTGCTCGAGGGCGAGGGGGAATTCGCCGGAGAGGGCGCGTATGAGGAATTCAAGCGGCTGGCGACGGTGTTTTACGGAGGGGGCGCGGGCGTGCTGGTGCATCCGGTGTGGATGACGACGCGCGCTTACTTCACCGAGCTGGAGGTCGTGCAGGAGCCGCTGCCGGACTATGTGCGCTACCGCTTCGCGTTCTGCGAGGCGGGAAGCGAGGGTGCGGCGCTGAAGGAAGTGAGCACTTCGGCGGCGGGCGGCAGCGCGGCGGG